CCTCGCGGTCAGCGACCCAGTAATAGCTGAGATCGCCGAACAGAATGGTCTTGGCACCGGCAGCCAGCGTGGGCATGTACTGCGAGGTATAGACCGGGCGATTCAACACACGGTCAGGCGCACCGAGGGTTACACTGGGCTGCCAGATATAGTCTCCGGAGCCATTCTTCAGTTTGCGAAGCGTCTTGATGGTCGCGTCGTTCATGATGAAAACACCGTCCTGACGGTATGGCGCGCGCAGGGAGTAGTACAAGTCGATGATTTCGTCGAAGGTGACAGCGGTCGAAGACGCGGCAGTCACACCCGTCTGCGCACCGCCAGTAGCGGCCAGGATGCCCAGCGGTTTGCCGGTGCCGTTCCCCGTGAAGAAGGCTTCCTCTTCGGCAGCACCGATTCGGCGGGCGAATTCCTTGGAGATATAGGCGGGCATATTGAATACAGAATCATTGAGGAGCTCCTCGCTGATCTTGATCATGGTCGCCAGCTTATACGCGCTGATGGACACCTGCCCGAAACTGTCGTCGCTTTCCGGGTACGCGGCTTCCTCATCGATCCAGGCTGCGGTACCCTTGGAGACCGACACGGGAATCTTGCGCTCACCGCTGGAGGTGTGGATGACATGAGCCAGCCTCCGGAAGATATTCTTCTCTTCCAGCGCTTCGATCAGGGTGCGCTCGTACTCATCCGGCACGAGATAGCCGCCCTCGCTGTCAGTACCGACTTCCAGTGCGTTATACACTTCAGTACGTACGGTTTTGTTGCGCATGGCCTTCCAGAAGGCGTTGCGGTAGCTGTCCGTTGCGCGGCCAGTCTTTTCGTCCATGCCGGGCTGCAGAGGCTTTCCGGTGAGCGGCTTGCCAGTGGGTTGGTTGAGCTCGGCATCGATGGCCTGCTGGCGTTCCAGACGTTCGACCTCGGTTTTCATCCGGTCAACGTCCTCGACCATCCGGTCATAGGTGGCGGCATCTTCGGCACTCATGGTGCCATCCTCGCCGATGTGCGCGTCGCGGTATTTTTTGGCGGCATCCCACAGGTTTGCGCGCTTTTCACGCATGGTAAGAATCTGATTCATAATGATTTCCTCCAATCAATATTTGAGTTCATCCAGCCGCGTGTCAGTGTTTCTCACTTTCACTCGATCTGGATCGGGTTCCGGTGGCGGTATTGGGATGGATTCCGGTTCGGTTTTTTCCGTCATGGCGGCAGGATGAACAGGCTTCTTCTTGCGATCAATCCATGCTTGCACAGAAGCCTCGGCCTTTTTGGCAAACGCGGCGCGATCTTCCGCGCTGTTGACCGGGTATTTGACCGGCTCGTCGGTAATAGCGTCCACAAAGCCGCGCTCAAAAGCGGCGTTTGCGTCCATCCATGTGGCGGCGGTCATCATGTCTGCAGCGTCATTTCGAGAAATCCGGACACGACGCTCATACATGTTGAGGATGCTTTCCTTACAGGCGCGGAGTAGGTTGATTGCGTCGCTAAGATCGCGTTCGTTGCCGAAGGCAATCATGCTGGGATCGTGGATCATGAAGAGCGATCCAGGCGTTATTTCCAGCCGATCCGCCGCCATGCAGAGCATGGTCGCGGCAGACGCCGCCGTGCCGGACACCGTGATGCTCACCGAGCCGGGGTAAGCACGGATATCGTCGAACATCCGAACCGCCGCATTGCAGCTGCCGCCATAGGAGTTGAGGCGAATGTGTACATCGTCGGAATACTCGTTATTGGCTCCAAATAGTGACTCATGCAGCGTTTCCGGTGTGATCTCATCGCCGAACCACATATCGTCATCGATGTATCCGTTCAGGGTCAGTTCTCTCAAGAGACATTCCTCCGTTTCTTGTGCGATTTGGGCGGCTCGTCGGGCTGCTGCTCAGGCGGAGACTGTTCGTCCGGCTGTGTATCCTGTTCCGTTTGAGCCATGCTTGCCAACGCCGCCGCCGCGATGTTGATACCCGCCAGCGCGCAGGGGATCATGTTCCCGTTGCAGAGGTAGGCGTTCCCTCCGTCCTCATCGGAGAGGGGGTTCAGGTTTTCGAGCTCTCGGATGTCGTTCGAACTCATCCAGCCGTTTTGTCGGGCAATGGCGTAGCCTTCCATGCGGGATTTGTAGTCGCCCCTCATTAAGCCGTCGATATTAAACCGCACGAAAAAGCGCGCTTTCTCTTGGTCGGAGAAGAGCGCGCGGTTGATTGCCTGTTCGATTCGTACCAGCCATGGGCGAATGGTGTGTACCGCGAAGTCGATGCTGCTGTGCTCGATATTGCTGAACGTCGCTCGGTCAAGGTTGCATACCAGGTGAGGCGGCACTCTGAATATTCGGCAGATTTCCTCTACTTGGAACTTGCGTGTCTCCAGAAACTGCGCCTCGGAATTCGGGATGGAGATCGGCGCGTAAGTCATGCCCTCTTCCAGAATGCACACCTTATTCGCGTTGGCGCTGCCGCCGTAGGCTGTGTTCCAGCTTTCTCGGAGGCGTTTGGGGTCTTTGACCGTGTTCGGGTGCGTGAGCACACCGGACGGTCGCGCGCCGTTGGCAAAGAACTTCCCGCCGTACTCCTCGGCTGCCAGACCCAAGCCGATGGCGTTTCGTTCCAGCGCGATGGGGCTATAGCCCATCACGCCGTCGAAACCGAGGCCGGGAATGTGCAGCACGTCGTCTGCAGAGAGCAAAATCGTGCGGCCTTCCGAGGTGGTGTAGGTGTACTTGAGGTTTCCGGAACTGTCGCGGTCAACCTCCATGTGATCAGGCATCAGGGGATACAAACCAATGACCTGTGTACGTCCCGAGCGGATAATCTGGCAGTAGCTGTTGCCCCACAGAAGCAAATGGCTGAGCATCGTTTCCCGCAGAATGAATGAGGTCATTTCCAGGTTCGGTTCGTCATGGAGCACATGATATAGCGGGTGCTCAGTGGCTTTCATATTGCCCTTACCCGTGACTTCATACACGTGTAAAGGCAGGGACGCGATGGTCTCGGCGATCACCCGCACACAGGCGTATACCGTGCTCATCTGGATCGCCGAGGAAACGGTGACCGATTTACCAGCGCCGCTGGAGCCAAAATAGAACGCAGGCGCAGAACTAATCGCGTCGCTGGGCTTGTCGCGGGCGCGGAACAAACGAGAGAATGGGTTTTTCACAAGTACCTCCGATCCAACCAGACGCGGTCGCTATAGCCCGTATCCGGTTTTCTTGTCATGGCAGTCCTTGCAAAGGGGCTGCCAGTTTTTTTGATCCCAGAACAACGTCCTGTCGCCGCGATGCGGGATGATGTGATCAACCACGGTCGCCGGAGTCAGCACACCGTTCCTGCGGCATTCCGTGCAGAGCGGGTGCTGGCGGAGAAACAATGCTCTGGCCTTACGCCAGCGGGTGTCGTACCCACGCGCGTTTGCTCCGCCGCGCAGCGCGTCATGTCCGCATTCCTTGCGATGCTCCTCGCAGTACACCCCGCTTGTGCACAGGTTGGGACAGCCGGGATACCGGCAGGGTCTTTTCGGTTTCGATGGCATTTCTTTACCCCAACACCAAAAATCCACGGTCGTCATAGACGGAATCGCCGCCGTTCAGATTTTTCATGGCTCTATCCATTGCCATGACCAACGCGACTACGCCGTCTATCTTTTCCGTGGATTTTTCTTTATCCGGCTTTATGTTCCCAGCCGGGTCTGTGCGGACATAGACATTGTCGAAGTTCCATCTGAGTACCGGATGCCCGCCGTGATTGAGCTTGCGCTCCAGCACGATCCTCATCAGTTCCTTGCTGGGCGGGGACATATCTTTGAAACCCTGCCCGAACGGTACCATTGTGAAGCCATCGCCCTCCAGATTCTGTACCATCTGCGTGGCGTTCCAGCGGTCGTATGCGATCTCGCGGATATTGTAGCGTTCGCCTAACTGGCAGATGAACTGCTCGATAAACCCATAATGAACGACGTTGCCTTCCGTGGTTTGGATGTATCCATGACGTTGCCAAGTGTCGTACATGACATGGTCGCGCCGCACCCGCAATTGCAACGTTTCCTCCGGCAGCCAGAAGAACGGTAACACGGTGTACGGCTCTTCCTCGTCGCGCGGCGGGAATACCAACACGAAAGTCGTCAGGTCGCTGGTGCTGGACAGGTCAAGTCCGGCGTAGCATGCGCGGCCTTCCAGTTCATATGGATTAACCACGCCACCGCACTCGTCCCACTTTTCCATCGGCATCCAGCGTATGCTTTGCTTCACCCACTGGTTCAGACGCAGCTGACGGAACATGTTCTCGTCGGCTGGTGTTTCCAGCGCCTTATGGTAAGCGTCACGCACTTTCTCAATGTCGATGGTATGACCGAGCGAGGGATTGGCGAGATACCAGTTCTTTTCATCCGACCAGTCCGCGTCATCGGGAAGTCCAAAGATAACCGGATAGAAGCGCGGATCAGCTTTCCTGCCCTCGAGTATGTCCAGCGCCTTCTGATGTACTTCCCAGCAGATGCTGTTCCTGTCTGTGCCCGCTGTTGTGAGCAGAAACCATAGCGGTTGTCTGCGCGCGTCGCCGGAGCCCTGTGTCATTACATCGTACAGGGCACGGGTGGGCTGGGTATGAAGCTCGTCAAAGATGCACGCGCTGACATTCAGACCGTGCTTGGTCGCAACCTCGGATGAAAGCACCTGATAGATGCTTCCCGTGGGCTGGTAGATCATTCGCTTCATAGACGGAATGATCTTCACCCGCTTCATCAGCGCCGGGCTCTGCTTGACCATATCAACGGCCACGTCGAACACGATGGCGGCCTGTTGACGGTCGGAAGCACAGGAGTAGACCTCGGCTTTCCACTCGTCATCGTTGACGAGCATGTTGAGCGCGATGGCTGCGCCAAGTTCAGACTTGCCTTGCTTCTTCGGAATTTCGATGTATGCGGTGGTGAACTGGCGGATCGCCGGATCATCATCACGGACGGTACCGAATACATCGTTGATGATCTTTTCCTGCCAGGGGAGCAGCTTGAACGATCTCCCGTGGAACTCGCCCTTGGTGTGCTTCAGGCACTCGATGAAACCGCGCACTCGCGCTGCTTTCTTTTCATCATAAGCCATCCGCCCACCCGCCCTTCAGCAGCCGTTCCATCGGATCATCGCTCTCGCCGCTGTCCGAGCCGCCGCGATTTGCAATGATCCTGGCCCGGGTCGCTGGCGTTAAGCCAAACTCTGAGCAGAAGGATTGCATGATCTTCAGGTTCTGCTGAGCGATAGAAACCTGCGGAACCTGCTGCACGTACCCACTGGGCGTTTGAAAGATCGATCCATGTTGTGTGATGAACTCCTCAGCTTCCTTCCAGCGTGCGTATGCCTGACAATAACCCTCGAACGCCGTGATGTCCGCCATAGTCAAAACGCCCATCGCTTCAAGCGAGGGCGCAAGACGCTTCCATTCTTTTTTCGCTTCGGGCAAGAGCCATGCAGGACATTTGACGTTGGCTTTCGGTGGAGCGGGTTCATGCAGATTCAGCGGACGCTTGCCCGGATTGCCTTCCAGCTGTTTGATGGCGGTCGGCTTGGGCTTTCTGCCTCGTGTCGCCATCCTTACTCCACCGCCTCAGCGTGAGATGCGATGTCGTCATAAGCAAACTCCTGACCGTCGCGCAGTACAGTGATTTTTCCCGCCGGGTACGCCAGATGAAATCGCTCCACAATGACACTGGCGTAGCGCGGGTCAAGCTCCATTGTGCGACAGATCCGGTCGGTTTCCTCGCAGGCGATGAGCGTGCTGCCTGAACCGCCGAACAAGTCCAGCACCACACCGTTGGGCGCAGAACTGTTCTTGATTGGATACGCAAGAAGCGGAACCGGCTTCATCGTCGGGTGCTCCGCGCTGTGCTTGGGCTTGTCAAAGTTCCAGATGGTCGTCTGCTTCCGGTCGGCGAACCACTTATGCTTGCCATTGGGCAGCCAGCCAAACAGCACCGGCTCATGCTGCCATTGATAGGGGCTTCTGCCGAGCACGAGACTGTTCTTCACCCAGATGCACACGCCGCTGATATGAAAGCCCGCTTCCTTGAAGGCCCGGCGGAAGTTCAGACCTTCGGTATCCGCATGGAAGATGTATGAACTGCCGCCCTCGGCCATATGGGCTGCCATGTTTTTGAACGCGGCCAGCAAAAACTCATAAAACTTGCCGTCCGCCATGCTGTCGTTCTGGATGGATTTCCCATCAGCGGATTCATATGATACGTTGTACGGCGGGTCGGTCACAACAAGATTCGCGCGAACATCGCCCATTAGCAGATCAACCGCATGAGGGTCAGTGGAGTCGCCGCACATCATCCGGTGCTTGCCCAGCGTCCAGACATCGCCCGGCTGAACGAAGGGCTGCATTGCTTCGGGGTTCAGTTCGCAATCATCATCTTTGACATTCTTGTCATGCACCTTCGAGAATAGGTCATCCACCTCGGCGGCATCAAAGCCGGTTGCGCCAAGGTCATACCCGGATAGCTGAAGATCGGTGAGCAGATCTGCCAGCGCCTTCGGCTCCCAGTCACCCGTGGCTTTGTTGAGCGCGATGTTGAGCGCTTTTTCGTCCTGCTGGTTTTCGATATGTACGACCACGCAGTCGATGGTTGTCACACCCTCGGCTTTGAGCACCTTGTACCGCTGATGCCCGCCGACGATATTGCCTGATACCTCGTTCCAGATGACAGGATCAACATAGCCAAAGTCCGCCATGCTTCGCTTGATCTTTTCGTAGGCGGGATCGCCAGGCTTCAGGTCCTTCCGGGGGTTATACGCTGCGGGCTTTAGCCGCTCAATAGCGATGGGCTGAAGATTCATTGTGGTATTCATGAGACTCCCTCCATTTCATATGGAGCCGTCACGCGGCTTCGAACCGCGAACCTGCCGCTTACAAGGCGGCTGCTCTGCCTGTTTGAGCTATGACGGCATCACTCTGCGCCAGGGGGCGCTTTTTTGCGTTTTGGGGCTGATACCCCCGGTCGGCAATTTCGCGAAAATTCACGCGAGAGGGGGCGGCGGTCTCCAGCCGGAGGTCTGTAGGGATCTGACCACCCCTCCCCAAGCACAGACTTCGCCAGAGCAAAGCGCGAAAGCGGTGCGCGGCGGGCGCGACCGGGCGGCGGGCAGGGCGTGGGCGGCGGCACACCTTCTGCCGGGGCGCGGCGCGGGGCGGCGGGCGCGGGCGGGCGGCGGTGTGCGGGCGCGGGGTCTTCCCGCGCGG